TTAGACATAAAGTATTTGTTGTGATGCGACATAAGATCTTTATAGATCGTCCAATTGGAGTTGACAGAACCAGTTGGAAAATCTGCGAATGTAGTTATGTCGGGGTTTTCAAATACTCCTTAAAGCGTTTGATTTTAATTTTATAACCATTTTTAACATGAGCGCAATTTGTTTTATTAATATTTATCTTGTTCCTAAGATTTGTGGATTAAGTTGAATGTATAATTCACATAAAAAGCGAACGTTGTTGAATATCAACGATAATAAAATATTCATTTTAATTAATGTTCAAATGAATACAATTAATAAAAATAAAAAACGTACCCGTGTGAGGGGTGTAACCTCACCTGCTCTACAGTTGAGTATTCCTGTAGAGACGTCTTCAGTAAAGACAGGCGTTATCTCTGGCGCAGTAGTTACTACAGAGAATGTTGCACATCAGGGCACTAATGTTACTGATGTTAATAATCGTATTCGCGATTCAATGGTGTGGAAGTCTGGCCTTGACGTTACAGACTTAATTCTTAGAGAAATCTCTGTTTGTGATATATCTCAGATTACGAGGACGAAGGTCTGTGAAGATCTAGAACTCAGAAATGGAATTATATTCAGAGATTTTACTTTTAAAAATGTTAATAGTAAAAATTTTCATGGTGGTTCACACAATAGAATGTTATATAACCATGAGGAGATAGTAGATATGATAAAATCCAAAAAGAAGAAATCTCCTCACAAGGTGAAACAACAATTTAAGAATAAATATAAATATAAACCTCAAGGTGCTAAAGATAGTATGCAATTGTTGTTTCCAGAGTTATTTAATACTGTGATTTCTGATCAATTTCAACCTAATAATCCAGATGGATTTACTTTAAAATTAGTTGAAGATTGTTTGATCTTCATTTACAATTTGTATAGGAGTAGGTCGAAATCTGATTATGCTGTTTGTACGTATAATTTTCTCAAGTTACGCACAGGAGGAAATTTTGTTTCTCTATGTGGTAACTTGATTGAATACAGTTTGGAGGCTGTAGATATTTTATTTGAAAAAACTTTTCGTATACAAAGTGTAGATTTTGATTCTATACAGAGTATGTTGAATATGTATACTGAATTACGTACAGCTCCATTTTTTTAAAAAATTATATCGTTTTGTTATGTATATTCTTTCTCTTTCCTTGTTTGATAAGGTAGGTTTTTCGTTTAAAAATCTACGATACACTAAAGTCGAAGAAGAAGTTCTTAGAAAAGAATATTACATGGGGCCAGATATGATTCATAGTATATTAGATACTTTATTATTTTTATGTAGTCGAGGTTATCAGTGTATGAAAACTGGAGATATGTCCATTTTATTCCATAGTGGCACTGTTTATGAGCAGTGGTGCAATGATGTTTACAAAATTAAGGAGCGTAGCCAGTTTTTAACAAATCCAGAACCTCATGATTTTAATTATTTTTCCTTTATGGCTGATCTGAATGATCAAATAGATAAAGGGGAGTCCATATTGAAGCATGCTGTGCGTGTTGATAGTTTTGAACGCAAGTTGATAATGCGATTGTTGAGCGATATACGTTTAATAAAGCATAACGAGCTAACACGTAGAGCCGCTCAGCGAGAAAGGAGAGCTCCGTTTTCAGTATTGATACATGGAGGATCTAGTGTTGCAAAAAGTACATTTACTAAATTGTTATTTTATCATTATGGTAAATTATATAATTTGCCCACTGATTCTGAATTTAAGTATGTCCGAAACCCTATAGATCAATATTGGGTCAATTTCAATACTACGCAGTGGTGCGTGCAACTAGATGATATAGCTTTTATGAATCCTGATCATGCTGCTCAAGGCGATCCATCAGTTATGGAAATGTTACAAGTTATCAATAATGTTCCTTTTGTTCCTATTCAGGCTGATTTGGTGGATAAAGGAAAAACTCCAATGAAATGTAAGTTTGTAATAGCTACTACTAATACAAAACATTTAAATGCTTTGGATTATTTTTCCTGTCCTTTAGCAGTACAGCGACGTTTACCATGGGTAATAACTATAGAACCCAAGCCAGAATATTTGAAGGATGGTGCTTTTATAGATAGTGTTGCTCTACCTAGAATTTGTGAAGGTGATTATCCAGATTTTTGGATTATTAAAGTGACTCGCGTAATTCCACGTATAGTGCATAATCAGCAACGTGCTGGGTATGAAGAAGTGGAAACATTTGATAATATTTATAAGTTTATTTCATGGTTTTCAATGGTGAGTTTAGCTCATGAAAATACCCAAGATAAAACTTTGAATTGTGATGAAGCCATGTCCCGTGTGGAATTGTGCATATCGTGCTCAGTGCCAAAAAAACACTGTTCATGCACTTCATCTTTGGCGGTGCAATCTGGCATACTTTCAAATGTTACACAACCTATAGTTGGTGTATACGATACGTTTTGGGGTTATTTATTTTTGTTTTACGCTATGATCTATTCGTATATATATTTTATGTTTCCTTATTTCCAAGGTATATTAGATGCCATCTCTCCCAGAGCACACGTGGCGCGTGTGTTAACATCTGTAGTTACTTCTCCACGTTTGTATAGACAAATTTTATACATGATTGGTGATAATGTGGAACGCAAAATAGGAAAAAACAAACTTTTGAAAAGTGTATTTATATTTTTGAGCGCAACCACGTCTTTTTATATTATAATCAAAGCTATTACTTCATTATGGGGTGGTAGTGGAGCAAATACTTCTTGTAGTAAACAGGATGGTGAAGATAATGGCCATGTACCAGTGCCATTAAACTCTGAACGTGAAAATGTTTGGTTTAAGGATGATTATAAAGTTAGTTCTTTAGATGTTACGCCTGTTATTACTTCATATAAATCGTTGCAAAGGTGTGATATAGAAAATATCATAGCTCGCAATTGTGTTCACTTGTGGTTTAGGCGCTGTGAAAATGGAAAATTCTTACAACGTCCCACTTGTGGTTTATGCGTTAGTGGACAAATTTATATGGTTAATAACCATGCCATACCTGAAGTCGATAATCTTGAAGTAATTATAATATCATCAGATAGTAAGGACGGTGTTAGTTCTAATTATCAGGTAAATTTGAATAAAAGTATGATATTACGATATCCAGATTTGGATTTAGCTTTTATTTATTTCACTCATATTCCGCCCAAGAAGAACCTTGTACCATTGTTTCCTAAAGAAACATTTCAAGGCGTTCTTAAAGGCACCTATGTGAGTCGAAATCGTGAAGGCGATATTGAGAAAATAAATGTCCATGCTTTGCGCTTGGAAAAAGATCATTATAATCCCGATCTGAATAAGAAATTAACTCTGTGGTTTGGAACTTCAGAAGTTGTGACTGTTGGAGGATTTTGTGGTTCGCCATTATTGGCAGACTCACCTTTAGGTCCTATGATCTTAGGTATTCATTGTTTAGGTTCACCTGAGGGACAAGTTGGAGTATTACGCGTTACGAATGAATTGTTAGTTCAGGTCGTGGAAAAAATGCTCAGGATAGGCTTCGTTTCTCAAGGTGTGCCACAATTGTCTTCGGAAAGTGCACAGCGTGAGTTGGGTAATTTAAATTTAAAGAGTCCTATTCGATACATCCCTCAAGGTTCTGCTATTGTATATGGTTCTTTTAAGAACCATCACTATAGAGGTAAATCAAAAGTTGTACGTACCCCCATGTTTGATTACTTGAAATGTAAGGGGTATGAGCAAAAATATCGCTCGCCAGTGATGTCTGGTTGGGAACCATGGTATTTGGCTATCAAAGACATGGTTAATCCACGGTGTTTGGTGAATATGGATATTTTGAATACATGCAAACAAGGATATATTAAAGATATTTTTGATGCAGATTTAGATTTATCTATAGTACATGTGCTAGATGATATCACAACTATTAATGGTGCCGTTGGTGTAGCGTATATAGACAAAATCAATCGTAACACTAGTGCAGGTAATCCATGGAAATGCTCAAAGCGAAAATTTTTGGAAAAAGTGGCTCCTATTTATGGTCTTGATGATCCAGTTAAGGTAGATGATGAAATCATGAATAGGGTTCGTAATATTATAGCAGGATACAAACGTGGTGAAAGAGCGCATCCAAATTATTGTGCACATCTTAAAGATGAAGCTGTTACATTCGAGAAGTATAAAATGAAGAAGACCAGAGTGTTTACTGGTGCTCCTATGGATTTTACCATAGTGGTGCGTAAATATCTTCTTTCAGTCGTTCGTTTAATACAGAATAACAGATTTGTCTTTGAAATGGGACCAGGCACAATAGCTCAATCACACGAATGGGGTGAAATTTACAATTACCTGACAAAATTTGGTGAGGATCGAATAATAGCAGGTGATTATAGTAAATTTGATAAGAAAATGCCTTCCGTCATGATATTGGCTGCATTTGATATACTTTATGCGATATGTGA